AGCAGTTGCTTAGCCCATACCTTCAATCACGTGCAAACATCCTTGAAGAGGATGCAGACACTATTGATATTAAAGAACTCAAGGATATAGCAAAAGACCCTAAGGGTTTAATGAATCTTTACGACTATGAAGTATCCCTGCGCCAAAATCCGAAGTGGCGCTTTACTAAGAATGCTCAGGACTCAATGGCTAGAGTAGCCAGCAAGTTAGCCCAGACATTCGGTTTGGCAGGATAATGGCACTAACAAAAGCAGAGTGGGCACGTTCTCAAGAGAGACTGCCACGAGAGGATAGAACCTCATACGAAGATTACTTGCTATACACTGGGCAATCAGCCCCAGCAAGCACAACCGCCCCTCAAGGTCGTGCAGCAAATGATTATCTAGGACTAGGACCGCTTGGCGGTCTAGGTGCTGGTGTCGTCGCAGGTGTTAATCCTCCAGCAAATACACCTGTAATTCCAGGTGTTCCTCAAGGCACTTTCGATAAAGACGGTCCTTTAGGTGGTCTTCTTCCAGGTGCTGGTACAAGTGGTACAGGAACTGGTACAGGTGGTTCGGGTACTAATAAAGTAACCAATACACTCAACACTGGTGGTCTGACACCAACACAGGTTGATTCAATTGCTGCAATTAAAGCACTTCTTTCCTCATATGGTATTGGTGACTTAGGTGATTCAGTAGCAAATGCTGTAATCAAGGGTTACTCAGAAGACACAATTGATTTGATTATGCAAGACCCTAATAGCAATGACCCATTAGCGGTTGCATTTCAAAAGAGATTCTCTGCAAACAAAGCACGTGCTGCAGCAGGTAAGTCAGTACTTAGCCCAGGTGCATACCTTGCTTTGGAAAGGCAGTACACCGAAACAATGCGTTCATATGGTGTAGCAGGACTTGCCTCACGAGACACACTCAGCAGTTTCATTTCTAATGATATATCTCCAACAGAGGTATCTGACAGAGTTGGCCTTGCCGTAACACGTGTTCAAAATGCTGACCCAGATACAAAGAAAGCCTTGGCGGAATACTATCCAATGCTTAATCAGACAGACATTGTTGCCTCATTCCTTAACCCTAAGGATGGTTTACCTGCGCTACAACGCAAGATAACAATGGCAGAAATTGGTGGAGCAGGACTTGTCCAGAATATGAAGGTAGCGCAATCAACTGCTGCAGACCTTGCAGACTTTGGAGTCACTAAGGAAGAAGCCCGTAAGGGATATTCAACCATTGCAGAAATTACACCTCGTGCAGACTTTCTTTCACAGATTTCACAAGGACCAGATTACGGTCAGACTGAAGCAGAGGCAGAAGTATTTAAGGGAACAGCCTCAGCAAAGCGTGCACGTGAGTCACTTACCTCTATTGAGCAAGCACGATTCCAAGGTTCAGCAGGAACAACTAAAGGCAGCCTAGGTAAATCACGCCAAGGCTCCTTCTAAATAGAATCCCAAACGGACCCATCGGCCCCGTTTGGCGTACTAGACCGATAGCAAGAGCCAGACCATTCCCCCGACTGGAACCTGAGGCTTGCGACTACTACAAATAGAAGGGTGGAAAGTTGCTATGAGCAACAACTACTGGGATGAAGAAGACGATGACTTGGACACAGAAGTCACTGGCAATATGGATGGAAGCGACCTCTTAAAGAAGTTGCGGAAAGCCAAGCGTAATGATGAGAAACGAATCAAGGAACTCACCGACCAATTGGATTCATTATCCAAGGTTCAACGTGAGAGAACCGTCAAGGAAGTCCTAGAAAAGAAGGGTGTGAATCCTAAGGCTGTACGTCTAATCCTTAAGGACATAGATGATGTTAACGAAGAATCAGTGAATAACTGGCTCGACGAAAACGGAGACTTGTTCGGATTAACTAAAGCAGAGGAAGCCCCTAAAGTAAACGAGATGGACCGCGCTGCATTACGTCAGCAGGACGTCGTTACACAGGGTGCATACACACCTGACCGAGCAGAAGACCTAAACCTACGCCTCGATAATGCTGAATCAGCAGAAGAGATTTTGAGTTTACTTCGCTCACAAGAATAACTAATCATAGTTTCTAACTACAAAAGGAAATATACCTAAATGGCAAACGCATACACAGGAACAGGGTCCTCCTCTCTCGGAGGTACCGCTGGTGCTGCTGGTTTAGTTCAGAAGGCTTATGACCGACTTCTTGAGTTCGCACTTCGTAGCGAACCACTTATTCGTTCAGTAGCCGACAAGCGCCCAGCACGTCAAGCAATCCCTGGCTCAACAGTAGTTCTACAGCGCTACGTTGACCTTTCAACAGCAACAACAGCACTCACAGAAGATACTGACCCAGATTCAGTAGCAATGTCAACACCAACATCAGTTACTATTACTCTTGCAGAGTACGGTAACTCAGTTCTAGTAACTCGTGCACTTGAGTTGTTCTCACTTGCAGATGTTGACCCAGCAATTGCTAACATCATTGCGTTCAACCTAGCAGATTCAATTGATTCTATTGCGATGACAACTCTTCGCGGTGGCTCAAACGTCATCTACTCAGGTTCAACAGCAACATCAACTGCAACAGTTACCGCTGCTGCAACAATCTCATCTGCAAACCTTCGTCGCGCAGTTGCAAAACTCCGCGCTAACAAGGCTACAGGTCGCAAGGGTTCACTCTACTGGGCTGGTATCCATCCAGAAGTTTCACACGACCTTCGTGCTGAGACAGGTTCAGCAGGATGGCTTCTTCCTAACCAGTACGGTTCATCACAGGACCGCATCTGGGCTGGAGAAATCGGACAGTACGAGGGTGCATACTTCGTTGAGTCTCCACGTCTCTACTCAGCAACAGACGGTTCTTCATCTGCAAAGGTGTACCGCACAATCGTTGCAGGACAGCAAGCAATGGCAGAAGCCGTTGCTGAAGAGCCACACGTAGTCATCGGACCAGTAGTTGACAAGTTGATGCGTCACCGCCCAATGGGTTGGTACGGCGTACTCGGATTTGCTCGCTACCGCGAAGAGGCACTCTTCCGCATTGAGTCAGGTTCATCAATCGCTTAGTTGATTGACGGGTGAGGCTAGGGAAACCTAGCCTCATCAGTAAGTTCATTAAGGAGAACTATGCCAACGTACACATTCAGACCACCAACGGTGGAAGAAGGACCTGCAGGTGGACATCGCCTGTTCTACTTCTACAAGTTAAAGCGTGGCATTACTGTTGTCAAAGATGGTGCTACCTATTCGCAGATACGCTATGCAGTAGATGAAGACCTTAATGAATATGATGTTGTTTATCGTGGTGGCTATAACCACTCGGTAAGCGAGGCAACCAAGACTGAATTGATTGCTGCTAATATCGGAGTTACAGAAGAAAACTTCACAGTACAGTAGGGGACAATATGAATTTACACCAGAAACAAAAACATCCTGAGTATATAGAGGGTTGCTTTGGTTGCAAAGTAGGAACTCTTGAACTAGGAACTGGTGATGCAACTAGAGACGTTTCCGACAAGAAATGGACTTCTGAGTTGCAGTCATACCGAGATGCAAGAAATCAAGGTATACAGCCAGCGGGTACTACACGTGCCCACGTAGAAGCAGCATATGAAGCGTCAGTAACATTGGGTAAGCCATACGATGCAAACACAATGCCAAAGACAAAAGATATAAACAAGAAGACAACCGAAGCACTCAAACATATAGGAGCAATCTAATGCCAATGGTAGACGGTAAGAAATTCCCTTACACAGCAGCAGGAATGAAGGCTGCAAAGAAGGCAAATAAGAAGCACGAAAAGACTGAAGGCAAGATGGAGCGTATGGTCGAATACGGAGCCAAGAAGAAGGTTGCCAAGAAGGTTGCTAAGAAGGCGAAGAAAAAGTAATGCCAGGAACACCTAAGAAGCCAACACCTAAGCCAAGCCCATCTACATTCGCACAGCGTTCTGCTGCTGCAGAGGCCGAACTTCGCAAACTTATGAAGTCTGGCGCAGTCAAGAATCTCAATGCGACTAGAGATATGATTGCTAAGAAGTATGGCATCCGTCCAAACGGAATGACAAACTAATGAAGAAGGCAGCAGCAAATAAGAAGATTGCTAAAGTTATGGGTGAGTTCAAAAAAGGAACTCTCCACGCAGGCAAAGACCCAAAGGGTCCTAAGAAAGCAAAGATTGTTAAGAACAAGAAGCAGGCTATTGCTATTGCACTTAGCCAAGCAGGAAAATCTAAGAAAAAATAAAGGAGAGAAAATGCCAAAGGTAACAATCAAAGGAAAGTCAACACGCAAGATGGCTAAAGAGCACAAGAGTGTTGCACCTATTAACAAGCCAAAGTCAAAGCCAAAGGTTGCAAAAGCAAACGTCAAGAAGCCAATAGCAGGAATGTAATGCAAGACCCAAGACTAAAGCGAGCAGGAGTATCTGGGTTTAATAAACCAAAGCGTACACCGACTCATCCTAAGAAGTCACACGTTGTTGTGGCTAAG